TTAATTCGAGAGGAGCGAGATATCTCTTGTTCCTTTTAGAATACCTAAATTTTCTCTTAAGGAAAGATATATCTCCTAGTGGTCTAAGAGACTCGTTTATAAGTCCTTTATCTGCCGCAGTATAGACCAGACCCAATTTTGCCATTGAAACCTCTAGAAACTTTTCTGTAAAAGCGCTCGAATAGTCAGAGGAGACCGAATAGCAATTGTCGTCGCCTTGGACATACAATACAACATATTTATCAAATAATGGTAGACAACTTAAGTTATTGTCATGTAGATCTAACCAACAAAATCGAAAACAAATTATATTATATAAATTGTTGATTTGAGTAGTAAGACCATTACCACTGGGATTACCACTTTCCCATTGGTAGACTGTTTTTTCACTTATATGTCTACTGTTCCATATCTCCATCCAGAGAATGGATCTAATTTTATTATCTTCGGGAGTACCATCGTACCACGCATTGATAATAGATAAAATAGACAAATGAATTTGTGGAATTTCCGATAAGTCGAAATTTTTAAAATCACCCGCACCACAATTATTATGAAGTCCAAATTTACCAAGATTTTTCGCCATATAATCCCAGTCCATAGAAAAATGGTTAACACCTAAAACTTGATAGTTATTGATCTTATTCTTAATCATCCACATAGAAAAAGATCCAAAATATTTTCTCATCAAAAGAGAAAACCTTATAGCTGAAACAGAAAATAATCTAGTTTTACCTATTAGATATTTCTCAAATGCAACCCTCTCCATTTTAAGACAATCCACATAAAAGAAGTCACATCTATTTCCAGCTAACATTTGATCTATGAGAATCTGGCATTCAGAATATAGTAACAAGCAGTTACCTTTTATATCATAATCATCATCCTTGCCCATATACCACTGTTTATGAGAAAAACCTGGTCTATGTACTGTACAGTCAGGATATCCAGCACTTGTATTACGAGTCAAAGCTCTAAAGTCGGGTTCATCATCAATTCCAAATAAAGCTTCATGATCTGTTAAGATTCTAGGTTTAACTATTTCTTTAGAATTACATAATAAACTATCCATCACGGATGATGTTACCGCTAATAAATTTTCAGGATCAATAAAAACAACTTCTTTATGAACCTTGCTCAATGCGTTTTTATAAGGATCTAATAATACACCATCAATTTTAGTTGGTCTCAACATAGCTGGAATTTGTTGAGTCTTATAGAAATCTAATTTTATTGTGGATGGGACAATATCACTTTTTGAAGAGGAAGGAACTGGTCTCTCGAGGTTTTTAACAATTTCAAAACCATTAAAATCAGATTGGGAGAAA